CGTGCACATAAGCACGCAATCCACATCACTCCGTGATGATAGTAGTGCACATGATAGTAGGCACGCACATGAGCCCCCTGGGCGAGGGTGGGGGCCGAAGCCCCCGGGGAGAACTAGTTCTTGTTTGTCCAATGTCTAGAAATAAACAGTTGGTTTTGTTTTAGTTCATAGTGGAATAAACGAGTCATAGTTATGAGTGCTGGTATAGATACCAGGTAAGCGATGCATTTTAGTATATATAATATATCCATGATTAACCTCCTTTTTTGGTTAAGTGATAGCCCGATCCGAAAAGACCAATCAAAGCTAAGTTATAAAGTATTACTTGAAACCAGGACATATAAGTATATGAGATACCTATGATGCGTCCGTTCAGAGTGTCTGGGAATAATTGTATGTAATAACAAAGAGTCCAAGTACAGATGTAGAATGATAGTACTAAGAAAGTTCTAAACATATCCATGATTTACCTCCAGCATTGGTATGTCTGACAGTGGCCATCAACATATGGTCCTGTGCAAATGTTACATATCCCAACGTCCCCCGAATCTTCTTCGGAGGTTGTTGGCTTAGCGATAGAGGATGGCTTATCTTTATTCCATTCTCTGTTCCATGTATCTATGAACTCTTTGGTTCTAGGTACTGCGTGCTCAGCTACTTTAGCTACTGCTTGAGTAGTTAACTTAACTGTTGGCTTAGCTATAAATTGCATAGCTCTTATTGTTTTATCTAATGACATGATGTTGTCTCCCGGGTCTCCCCTATAATATTTAAAACATAATACATAAGACTTACGACGGACGAGGTACGAGGCTGTCGTTGCCTACTGGTTTTCATACAAGGTTCCAAAACTTAGAAACAAGGTTCCAAAACAAAAAACCGGATCGGGGGATGGGGGTGTCTACTGGTCGAGGGGGGAGGGAATGAGAACGTGATATGGTATAGTATTTTTCATAAAAAATTTTCACAAAAAAATTATGGCGGATAAAGTATGTGATAGGTGTGAAAAGAGTCTACCTAAAAAAGACTTTGAGAATCACCGAAGAGTGTGTAGAGCTTGTGCTTTGTCACTTACTAATATTGCAAAAAGTTCAAGCCCTTATAAATATTTAAAAAATTTATGGAACCAACTTAAGTATTCAAGAGAAAAGGAAGAAGGCATGTTATTTGAAATAACTCCAGAACAACTTAATGATTTATGGGACAAACAAGACGGACGTTGTGCGTTGTCCGGGATCATCATGACGTGGCACAAGGGTGGAGAAAAACGCAATACTAATGTTTCAATTGACAGAATTGACCCCAACATCGAATACATGATAACTAACATTCAACTCGTTTGTTGGCGTGTTAACTTAATTAAGCATACAATGACAGAAGATGAATTATATTGGTGGTGTAAAAATATAGTTACACACAAGGAAAATTTTTAATATAATCTTTCAGCATGCGATTACTAGACGAAGATAGACCCACAGATATGACCGAACAAGATAGGACTGAGTTACAATCTCACCTGCCTTATGCCGGTTTACAACTTAACGAGCTTTCGGTTCAGGAAGAGCGGCTGGTTTTGTTTCATCTAAGGGGAATGAGCAAAGCAGCCGCCGGACGTGCTGCGGGGTACAAGGACATGGACCGTGTCTATCAAATATTCAAAACTCCCAAAATGCAAAAAGCTCTAACCTATCTACGTAATGAAATGCGTGAAGAGGTGAAGTTCGATAAGAACACAGCAACTGGCATGTACTTAGAAGCTCATTCAAAAGCAGCCAACTCGACGGAAGAAAAGAACGTTGTTGATTCGTTGTGCAAGCTCCACGGTCTACACATTCCCGAACAAGCGACCATGATTAATATAAATGTAGAGAAAGTAGAACAGTTAGAAAAATTAACTGATGCGCAACTTTTGAAACTTGCCGGTAACGATACGAACTACTTGGAGCCAGATGGAAGTAACGAAGACTGAATGTAAAAGATGTCGCGGGCTCTATCCGGAGAACTTAGTTCTTATTGACGAAATTTGCGTATACTGTCGAGCTGACGAAGTTGAAGCAATACCCGAGCCCCAAAAACTGATTGATCAGAAGTCAAAAAAAGCAGAACTTTCTGCTCAAGCAAAAGCAGAACAAGAATTAGCGAAAAGAGTCTTAGCACGTAAAAGATTACTCCCATTTGTTGAACGATTTAATACAGACTATCAAGCAGGTTGGGTACACAAAGATATTTGTCAACGACTAGAGAAATTTAGCGAACAGGTTGCGAATAAAGAATCACCAAGACTGATGCTTTTTATGCCGCCTCGACATGGTAAATCTACGTTAGCTAGTATTGCTTTCCCTGCCTGGCACTTGGGCCGGCATCCCGAGCATGAGTTTATAAGTTGTTCTTATTCAGGCTCTTTGGCTATGAACTTTTCACGAAAAGTACGTCAACTGCTTAGAGAACCAGTATACAAAAATGTGTTTGAAAAATCTAGACTAGATAAAGATTCTCAGTCAGTAGAATCATGGCAAACGACTCAAGGAGGCGGTTATGTTGCAGCGGGTGTCGGTGGTGGTATTACTGGTAAAGGTGCGCACGTAATGGTGATCGATGATCCAGTAAAAAACAGAGAAGATGCAGAATCCGATAACAACCGAGATGCGACCTGGGATTGGTATACATCCACAGCTTATACAAGGTTATCCCCAGGTGGAGGCATACTTGTAATTCTTACGCGTTGGCACGACGACGACCTGGCCGGTCGCTTGTTGACCCAAGCAGAAGAAGGCGCAGACGAATGGGAAGTCATTCGCTACCCAGCCATTGCAGAAGAAGACGAAAGTTTTAGAAAAACAGGTGAAAGTTTACACCCGGAGAGATATAATGTAGACGCTCTCGAGCAGATAAGGAAAGCCATCGGCCCGCGCGATTGGTCTGCTCTATACCAACAGAATCCAGTATCTGACGAAGGCGATTACTTTAACCGCGACATGATCGCATATTATGACTTCAATGAGATTGATACTTCAAAACTTCGTTACTACTGCGCGTGGGATCTTGCGATCGGACAGCGTGACCGGAACGATTACTCAGTTGGTATTGTTGTCGGTGTCGATGAATACGATAATTTATTTGTTGTTGACGTCGTTCGCGGTAAGTACGATGGCTTTGAATTAGTAGAACAAATTTTAGACTTGTACGAACTATGGCGTCCGGGTATAGTGGGAATAGAAAGAGGTCATATTGAGATGGCCCTGGGGCCGTTTTTAGAAAAAAGAACAAGGGAACGGGGCCTATCTGAAGCCTACTTTAAAGACTTAAAAGTTGGTAGGCGAGATAAGGAGTTACGTGCACGGGCAATCCAGGGTAGAATGCAACAAGGTATGGTATACTTTCCACAAGATGCTGTTTGGACTGGACCAATGGTTGCAGAACTATTACGTTTCCCAAATGGTACACATGACGACCAAGTGGATGCCTTGGCGTGGATCGGTTTAATGATGACAGAATTTGCTACATTTTATGAAAGACCTGAGCATGTTCCGTCGTGGAGAGATGGATTAAAACATTTAGTAAAAGACGGAAAACGTAAATCATCAATGAGCGCTTAATGGCAAGTTATAAAAAACCAAAAAAGAAACTTAGTGCGGGGGAAGAACAAACTCTCGCTAAAAGACAATGGGAAGCTTACAGTCGAGCCCGCGACCATGGGCATTTAGACTATGTAGAAATGGCGCAACAATGCGACGCATTTTATCGCGGCGAACAGTGGGACGAAGCTGACATATCCGCGCTTGACGATCAGGGTCGACCAGCATTAACAATCAACACTATTTTACCAACAGTCAACCCAGTTCTTGGCGAACAAAGTACGCGAAGAGCAGATGTACAATTTAAACCTAGAGGAAATGGTAATCAAGAAACAGCCGATGTACTTTCTAGGCTGTACATGCAAATTGCAGACAACAACAAATTAGAATGGTTAGAAAGCCAAGCTTTTGCTGATGGGTTGATTCAAGATAGAGGATGGTTTGATGTTCGTATAGATTTTTCTGATCACATTAATGGCGAAGTAAGAGTAGAAACTAAAGACCCTTTAGATATTATTATTGACCCAGATGCCAAAGAATATGATCCAAGAACTTGGAATGAAATTTTTGAAACCAAGTGGATGAGCATAGAAGAGATTGAAGAAACCTACGGACAAGAAAAAGCAGACAAGTTAAGAATGATTGCTGAAGTTGGTACAACTCTTGGTGCAGATTCTATGGAGTATGAAGATGAAACTTATGGTGATCTCTTCC